ATCTATATCACTCATATCCCAGACTTCCCTACTGTACGTTGTGCTTTAGAGAAAGAGACACCCAGCGTGTCAGCTATACGTTGTATGGTATAGCCCTCCCTTCTCAGTTTAATTATCTCAATGCTCTCAGGCGTTAGATGCCCTGCTAATGGATAGTTTATGTGAGGGATAATCTTTTCTAGATTAACCTGACATTGAATGGCTTGATAAAACCTATCACTCATCATTCAAACTCCCACTTGATAGGAAGATCATGCTCTGGAAACAGGCAGATCTCTTCTTCAAAAGTACCTAGACCCCTGACCATATCTATCACACGCCAAACGTCATTCTCCCGAATACTTAGCATGGTAGAGATTGATTTAACATCCTCTTTAGAAACACTAGTATTCTGCTGATGAGTAATGACTAGTGATGTCCACTCATTACCCTTTCTCACAACCCTTACCGACCTCACTCTATGTAAGTTCATTATTATATTCCTCTTTCCATTGATCAGTAGCAGCCACTAGCTGCCCATATTTTAAGACTTCACGGGCATATGTATCGCCCATGTCCCAGCTACCATAAGTCATAGGAGACTTAGCCGCAACCATCCAGCGTGCGTAAGGGTTAGACTTCTCCTTAGCTACACCTTGATAGGTCTTGAGCACCCGCCACTCTATATCCCCTGCCTTGTATACGGCATATGGGCTGTCAACATCTACACTTTTACCAAACTTAGTTCTACTCATCTTCTTCTCCATATAGTTCTTCCCATTCCCAAGGCGTAATCCCTGAGACAATAAACTCACGCATCTCGCTGGACAGGTCAGGCATAGCATTCTGAATCAACTCACCGCCCTGCCAAGCCTCTACCTGCTGCTTAGTTACCGGCAAGTCCAAGATATGAACCCTGCCTGTAGCTATAGATCTCTTCTCAATCAACATTAACTTCTCCTTAATCGCAAGTTAACTCAACAACTGTCGTACCTACACGTTCAGCATAGGCTGTCACATCCGACACAACGTCAGACCAACGCTCCCAATGCTCTTCAACGTCCACGTAATTGTCAAACATCTCATCATCAAACACGGCATACACTGCTGACTCCGGGCTAAAGTCCCCGTAGCACTCCACTTCCTGCCCATTCTTAGTTATGTTCATATCACTCACCTCTACAATCAATAGTTATTTTTATAGGTGGGTTACTTCTCTCGCTCCACCTAAAAGCTTCATCAAGTGCCGCACTACTGGTGGCGTGCAGGCTAAGGTCTAACCCATCATCTAACACCACGGCCCAGCCTGCTGCACCTACCTTCTTCACTACAATTTCACGTTCCATATTATGCTGCCGCTATTAAGTTGGTCGCATCCACTACAAAGCTACCTTCATCTTTCTTAGCTTTGCCCTTGGCTTTCAAGCCTACAATTACTGCACCAGCCTTGACGTTAACAAGGTCTGAAGCATCGCCATCAATGACCCTACGCCCCATGTAATGCTTAGGCATACCGCCTCTAAACACCACTGACATGGGCGCGTTAGACTTCAAAGCCTTGATCACAAACTGCTGGTACTTAGGTTCCCCGCTGTATGAGTACATCAAGTCATAGTTACCGGCAGTCTTACCAAGCCTTGAGGCGTTCTTGGTATAGTCATAAAAGTAAATACCCGGAAACTGCTGGGGTATCCCATGCTTCTCCCAAGGTATATCCGACAGCACATTCAGGCGCACTGCCGCCTTAACACCTTGCTTGGCACAAAGCTTCTCAAAGTTAGTCAACTCCTTGCGAAGCTGTACAAGAAAACCTTCCTTATCTGCATGCCACCAATCGGTCTTACGCTGCCGCCCAGCCTTGACATTGGCGAACACGCCCATTCCCGCAGACTCCAAACAAGAATCTGCACAGCCAGCGATATGGCGATAGGGGCATAGAATATCATCAGGCATTAGGGATAAACCTGCCAGCCTATACTCTTCACTGCTATCACCGCTCTTTTTTAGCTTGGTGTTCCCACCAGTAGTATCTAGTAATTTCATTCTTCTACCATCTCCGTTATTTTCTGCATCATTGCATTAACACCATGCCAGAAGTCAGGGTCATCTGACAACTCTGCATTTAAATACGCCCGATACTTTGGCATTGCCTTGCCATCACACAAGCTATCTATTAATTTTTGCTTTGCCATCTCCGCTAGATATGGCTCTATCGCTATCACATTGCTCATACATAAGCCTCAATTAGTTTTCCAAGACCCGAAGGTTTCGGCTGGGAACTACCCAGCCTCATCAGTTGGAAAGTCTAACAGTTGTTAGACACTTCATGCACAGCTACAAAAGGCATGGCACAGCCTACCAGTACAAGTGCAGGCCCGAACACCGCAAAAATATCATGCACGTTTTGGTCAGTCATATAGTACGCAAAAGCCAAATGAACGCCAGCCCAGACAAATATAATTGAGATGACTAAAGCTAAAGTAAACTTTAAAACAGCAATAAATGCTCTCATGCTTCACGCTCCAACTGTGCCAGCTCTAATGCTTTTTTGAGTTGGATAACCCGCAAACGGTTGCGAGACTTTGCAAGCCTTCGGGCTGCATTGGTGTTGCGCTGTGCGCGTTTCAATTGTTTTATACTCATATTTTTCTCTTCGGTTAAAGTCTAACAAGTGTTAGAAAAAAGTCTAACAACTGTTAGAAAAAGTCTAACAACTGTTAGGTTTTTTATGTCCTAGGCATACTCCCGCAGTCCGCAATACTTGGCAAGCTTTTAGGTGTACGTCAAACAGCGACATAAAAGAACACTAAAACCTAGTGCTCTATTATATGGCTATAAAAAAGCCTTTTAACGCCATGCTCAGGGCGAGAGGGTTTAGCGGTAGTCGTTCAAGGCCTTTTCATTGTAGGCGTTAATTGTATCCTGAACCATTCGGGCGAGTATCTTCTGATTTTCAGGCGTTAAAGTAGCGTGCTCTTTTAATAGGTTAATGGTGGCGAGCAAATCATTATCAATTTGTGGGCCTTCACCTTCACCAGATTCTTTTGCAGCTTTTTCCGCTTTCGCCTTTTCTTTCTTGGCGTTCAAGGCTTCAAGATAGTCCGCGTAGGTTTCAAGATGAACGTCAACACCTTCAACGGCCCACTTAAATGAAGCGATACGCGAAGCAAATGAAGTATTACCAGTTTTGGTGGCGTACTCGTTAAGGCTTTTGAAGCCTAAGATAGCGGCGATGTTTAAGGTCAAAGGCTTCCACAAGTTTTCATCATTTGCGTTGATGGTATCTTTTACCTGATCAAATAATTGCTCTGAAAGGCTAACATTAAGATCCTCTATAGTTTGTGATGAAGCTGCAAGTTGCTTAATGGTTTCTACGTTTAACATGTTTGTTTCTCTCATTTATTAAAGGCCCCAACACGGGGCGACATGAACTATAATGCAGTAAGTGTGCCAAGTTTAGAAAGCCTTATAGAGTGGGGGTTGAGTATTTTGAAGCTATTAAAAGCGCACCAATGAAGTGCAAATGAAAATAAAACGCACCAGAATGTGTGCAAGTTTAACATAATGCAAAAACACTTTTAATAAACACTATATAAAACAATGGTTTAATTTTTTAAGTATTACGTGGATAGTTGGCGCGTATATTGCTTGTGAAGCTTGCAAGTATTTTGAGGCCTATATAAATCAATGGGTTATAAGGAACGCCCCTTTAAACTGTTAGGCACCAGAACAGTGCAACAATAAATAACATGCAAGAAACGTGCCAGTTTGTCTAACAAGTGTTAGGAATTTTGGAAGGCTTTGGGAAGGAATGAAAAGCTTGTAAGGCTTTGGAAGGATTAGGGATTTAAGTTTTAAAGGCTAACAAGTAGAAGCTTTAAAAGGCTTATAAAAAACTGTCATGCCTTTATAAGCTTTTAAAGCCTTACAAGCTTGTCAGTATTTTGGCGGTCAAGGCTTGAAAGTATTCAAAAGCTTGTGAAGCTTTAAAGGCTTGTGTGCGTCACGCCTTGCAAGGCTTGTGAAGCTTTTGAAGGTGAAGCCTTTATTGCGCGATGGCGCGTAACGTGTGCGTGTGGCACGGGCGGGCAGGAGGCCGTAGCCCCTCCCCCTATATATACTAAATGATATACATTTTGAAAGCTTTTCAAACTGTCAAGCCTCTGAATATCGGCTCACCTTTAAAGCCTTTAAAGCTGGTTAAAACCGCTCACCTTTAAAGTACCTATATATATACTTGAACCCGCCCAGCGTGTTATCATATTATAGAGTCAGATTCACTATTTGTCAAGTTATTTCTTCATAAATAAATCTACTAACCGGACAAGAAGCTATATACAGCCTTATAGGATGTTGTTCGGTTAGTAGCTTAAATAAAATAAAATAATGCTTGACAAACTTAACATAAGTTAGTATACTATACAACATGAACGCATATTTACCTCAATCTAATAAAGAACGTGAACTCACTGAGAAACAACAAAAGTTCTTGGACTGTTTAATCCAAACGGGAGGTGATCCAAAGTACGCAGCAGAGTTAGCAGGTTATGCTGAAGGCAGCTATTTCCAAGTTATAAAATCATTAAAGAATGAAATAATAGAACTGGCCTCTCATATACTAGCCCAATCTGCACCTAAAGCCGCTATGAAGCTTGTACAGGTCTTAGATTCTGATGAACCTATACCACAAGCTAATGTAAAACTACAGGCCGCTCAGACTATTTTGGATCGCACAGGTTTAGGAAAGCAAGACAAGCTAGATGTTAACGTACAAAGTGAAGGTGGAGCTTTATTCATTCTACCAGCTAAGACTGTTGTAGAAGGAGAATATGAAGTTACCCAAGACTAAACCTCGTAAGCAGGGTGTTGCTCCTTTTGCATACATTTCTGATGTAGAGAATAAGTTATTTATACGTGATGAGCCTAAATACAAAGTCCTAAAGGATGTTGTTGAGGGTATTGTTTCAGGTAAGTATAAGTCTATCCGTGAGGGTAGATTGTTTGTAGAGTCTAAAGGGTACTCTATATCTGTAGAAGGTCTTTCAAAGTACGTTAGACAAGAAAGAGAAGAGCAGGGTAAGGACTCTAAGTATCGCTATAGCAGAGCACAGAAGGCTAAGATAGCTTCTAGACGTTCTGTAAAGTCTAAGCAGACACGTATAGAAGATCTAGATAAGAAGCTAAGAGCAGCTAAGGCTAGTCTTACACAACAAACTAAGGTTCAATCTAAGTTAGATGAGCCTTTAGATGCTTCTACAGATACTGGCAAGGTTTTAATAGAAGATGAACTAGATTTATTGACTCCTAATACACAGGAGATTGTAGATAGTAAGGTTATCTTTAGACCAAATGAAGGGCCGCAGACAGACTTCCTAGCGGCTCCTGATACAGACGTATTGTATGGTGGTGCAGCAGGGGGTGGTAAGTCCTATGCTATGCTCGTAGATCCCCTTAGGTTCGCTCACAGGGCTGCTCATAGGGCGTTGATACTTAGACGCTCCATGCCTGAACTAAGGGAGTTAATTGATAAGAGTCGTGAGTTATATCCACAGGCTTTTCCCGGCTGTAAGTTTAGAGAAGTAGAAAAGATTTGGACGTTTCCAAGTGGAGCTAAGTTAGAGTTTGGCTTCCTTGAGCGTGATGCAGACGTATATAGGTATCAGGGTCAAGCTTATAGTTGGATTGGTTTTGATGAGATTACTCACCTTAATACAGAGTTCTCTTGGAACTATTTAGCATCACGACTACGTACTACAGACCCTGAAATTACGCCCTATATGCGTTGTACAGCTAACCCCGGTGGTGCTGGTGCAACATGGGTAAAGAAGCGTTATGTGAATCCATCAGAGCCTAATAAGAGCTTTATAGGCAAGGATGGCTTAACACGTAAGTTTATACCAGCAAGATTAGAAGATAATCCTTACCTAGCTACAGACGGTAGATATGAGCAGATGCTTAAAGCTCTACCAGAGGTACAACGTAGACAGCTTTTAGAGGGTAACTGGGATATTACAGAAGGTGCAGCCTTTACAGAGTTTGATGTAATGGTGCATGTTGTTACTCCTTTTGAAATACCTATAGGTTGGGAAAGATTAAAGGGGATTGACTATGGTTATGCTTCTGAAAGTTCTTGTATTTGGGGTTGTGTTGATCCCTCTGATGGTACATTAATTATATACAGAGAGTTATACCGTAAAGGTTTAACAGGTGAGATGTTAGCTCAAA